ATGAGTAAGATAGAACTTACAGTTGAGCAAATCAACGCAATGGAACCTACTGCGATTGTTCGCAACGACAATGTACGCGACAAGTTCATCCAGATCTACGAGGCAATGTGGACACCATCAACCGGAACATCAGGCGAAGCAGCCTACGAGCGCGAGTCACGCAACTTCAATCGTCTGCTTTCTGAGAAAGAGGACGTGCGCAAGACGTGCACAAAGTTCTCGCTCTTCACATCTTTCCTCGACGTGGCAATTTCCGGACTCACCCTCGACCCCGGCACCAAGGCGCAAGCCTACCTCCTCGCTCGCTCCGTCGCCGTTGACAGCTACTATGACAACGGACAGAAGAAAAACAAGTACGAGACACACTGCATGCTCACCGTGTCCGGATATGGCGAGCTGGTGCTTCGTGCACGCTGCGGCCAGATACGCCACGCCGACAACCCTGTTATCGTGTACGAAGAGGACAGCTTCGAGTATGGCGAACGCGACGGACAAAAATTCGTCAACTACACATGTCGTCTTCCCCACACCACTGGTCGTATCGTTGCTTGCTTCATGAAGATCACTCGCGCCGATGGTTCTATCGACTATGCTGTCATGCTGCCTGAAGACTGGACACGACTCTCCAACTACTCCGCTCGTCAGAACGGCAAGTACAATTATCAGACCAAGACGTGGGAGAACGGCAAACCCAATGCGCTCTACGTTGCACAAGGCGGACAGATTGACCCCGGCTTCCTCGTTGCCAAGTGCATCAAGCACGCCTTCAAGACCTATCCGAAGGCATGTGTCGGTCGTGCTACGCAGTTGGAGTCACAGCAGGTTGACGAGACAGAAATCACTGACGACATCTACGGCGTTACCGGTGATGGCGAGAAGGTTGACACCACCACTGGCGAGATTATCCAAGAGAAGCAGGACTTCGCACCTCAGACCGACACGTCTGCAGGAGTAACCGTTGACCCTGCCGCCAACGACGACGATGATACATTCTAACCCTATAATACTTACAACAATGAGTGAACAGACAACAGACCTAACCATCGTACGCAAGGAAAACGTACAGATGATAGCGCAATCCGCGCCACAGATTTACAAGGACAACACAACCTCGTCCAAGCGTTGCACCGAGTACGGTCAGAAACTCCTTGCACAAATCAAGGCCAACGGCATGAACGACGAACTGGATATGCAGTGCGCCAACTACATCAACAAGGCTCGTAACACGGTGAAGAAGATGAACACCAACCGTTCTGCCATCACCAAGATATTCGACCAGATACGTTCCGAGTTCACCGGCATGGAAAATTCTGTCGATCCTAACAAGACCGGCTCTATCCCTTATCAAATTCAGCAGGAACGCAATGCCTATGCAGCACGAAAGCGTGAAGAGGAAGAACGCCGCCGCCGTGAAGAGGTTATCCGTCAGCAGCGCGAACAGGCTCTCAGCCGCTACAAGCAGGACGTGGAGGACGACTTCAAGCGTCAGTTCAATGTATATACGACCAATGCCACAAACGAGCTGACAAAGCTCAACAGCGGTCTGACCCTCGAAAACTACGAAGCACAGTGCAAGACCATCCGTGAATATCCCGTCACGCTTCCGGCTGACTATGGAAACAAGCTGAACTCTACAGTCCTTATCCCGACTGAAATTGCAGACATGAGAGACCAGCTGCCGGGCATTCGTTCTTCCATCCTTTCCAAGCTCATGCAACAGTTCCGTGAGCAGTTTCAGTTCGAGGTGGCCGAATATCGTGACTCCATCATCGACATGCTGCCATCAAAGAAAGCAGAACTGGAACGTATGCAGAAAGCCAACGAGGAAGAGAAGGCACGCATGGCTGCTGAACTGAAAGCACGTGAGCAAGCCGAAGCCGCACGTATCGAGGCTGAGCGCAAGCGCAAGGAGGAAGAGGAAGCAGCCAAGAAGAAGATGCAAGCCGAGGCTTCCGAGATTGGCAACCTGTTCGGTCAGCAAGCGGTTGTTTCTCCGGCTGGCTACCAACCGAAGACCTCTGTCAAGAAACGTATTCACTTCCACGACGCACAGGGCGTTCTCGCTGCCGTATCTATGTGGTGGTCCAAGGAGGGACAGTTTATGTCGGTCGAAGACCTCGCCAAGATATTCAAAAAGCAGATCACGTTCTGCGAGAAGGTGGCTAACGACAAGGACCACCCCGAGTTCATCAGTTCAACATCAGTTTCCTATGATGAGGAAGTAAAAGCTAAATAAACAGTTATGTACGAAAGTGGTTATTATCCTGCCGGTGCGGAGTTCGACCCACGCGCACCTTGGAATGAACGAGAGCCTACGATGGTCGAATGTGCTGCATGTGGCGGCAAGGGCTATCATTGGTACGCCTACGACTTTGAGGCAGACTACGAAACAGAATGTTCCGAAGAAACATGGAATATGCTTCCCGAAACGGAAGAAGAGGCTATTGCAAAACGAATGCACTTCATCAAGGGCGAAAAGGAAATCTGCGAGGTGTGCGACGGTGAGGGCGAAGTTGAATATGAACCTGATTACGACGATTATGACGAAGATTAACAACCCGGACGAATACTATCAGAGAAGTGAGGTTAGTAATTCTGACCTCACCGAACTGAAGAACCTGCTGCACCCTCACATGCAGTTCGGTGACAAGGAGGCTGCTTTCCGCTTCGGGTCTATCGTCGATGCCATCATCACCGAACCCTCGCGTGTTGACTTCCTGCACATGACCATCGACGGCGAACAATGTTCTGAGGAGGAGTTCCTCCACGCTCGCGAAATGCAGCGTGCACTGCGTGCAGAAGCACGACGAGACCCATTCCTCGCTAAGGTTCTCGAACATGCCGATACACAACGCTTCATGGTCAACAAGCAGCAGGAGTTCTGCAATGGTGGATTTACCTTCCATCTGGACACACGCTGCAAATGGGACTGGTGGTTGCCAATGGCCAACTTCGGCGGCGATCTGAAAACGACATTCGCCTCAACACAAGCTGAGTTCGACAATGCTGTAGATTTCTTCGACTGGGACCGTAGCCGGGCATGGTACATGGACATCGCCCATTCCGACCGAGACTTTATCTACGCAATCAGCAAAAAGAACTGCAACATTTTCAAGAAGTTCATCAACCGTGGCGACGACATCTACAATCGTGGACGCGAGAAGTACGAAGAACTTGCCTTCCAATATTGGGCTTTCAACCTCATGTATAACAGACAAAGTATGAAAAAGAAATTATCACAGACAGCACAAATCCAGCTGCTCAAACGCCTCAGACGCATGTGTCCGTTCGCTGTGTTCTCTGGCTCTTACGGATATACATGCGGTGGCATGGTTGGGGGGGTACGTTCTTCTTCAGGCATGGCCGCTCGCTCAAAGGAAGCTCGCCATTGCATGCTCTCATGCGCCGACTTGCGCAAGCAAGCATTTATAAATGGCTACGACATAACGATTTCAAAACACACAATCAATGCTTATGGCTGAAACTCTGAAACATAACCTTCGCGTCGAGCCTTATGACTATCAGAAGGAGGGCATACTTGCCGGGCTGCACTGGCACCGATTTCTAATCGGCGATGAGCCGGGCTTGGGAAAGACGCTGCAAAGTATCGGTGTCGTTGACTGTGCCAATGCTTACCCTTGCCTTGTAGTCTGTCCGTCCTCGCTCAAAATCAACTGGCAGCGCGAGTTCGAGAAATTCACCAACAAGAAAGCCCTTGTGCTCGACAATTCCGTGCTTACCACATGGCCTTATCTTCTCCGGATGGGCATGCAGCAGGTGGCGGTCGTCAACTACGAGTCTCTGCGCAAATACTTCGTGTGGGACATCAAGGGAGGCTCACGTGGTGGGTTCCGACTGAAAGATGTTGTCTTCACACCCGACATCAATATCTTCAAGTCTATCATCATAGACGAGAGCCACCGCGTGAAAGACCCATCAGCACAGCAGACCATCTTCGCGCGTGGCATTGCTGAGGGCAAGGAGTATCGCATATTGCTGTCTGGTACGCCAGTTGTCAATCGTCCTGCCGACCTCATAGCGCAGCTCTCCATAATGGGACGCTTGTCTGAGTTTGGCGGACGCGCCAAGTTCCTTGCCGAGTATGGCGGTGGCGAGATAAGCAAGGAGAGACGAGGTAAAGACGAAGACGACGCACCGCGCAACCTCGACCGGCTCTCTGCAGAACTCTATGCACGCTGCATGATCCGTCGCGAAAAGGCCAAAGTACTCACCCAACTACCAGACAAGACGCGCACCGACCTTATCGTTGACATCAGCAACCGCGACGAGTATATGCTTGCAGAAGCCGACCTTGCAGAATACCTGCGCACATATACCGAGTGCGACGACATCGACATACGACGCAAGATGCGCATGGAGGCTCTTGTCAAGTTCATGACGCTGCGCTCGCTCTCTGCCAAAGGCAAGGTGAAACAAGCCATCGACTTCACGCGCACATTCCTCGCCAACGGCAAGCCGCTAATTCTCTTCTGCTCTCTGCATGAGATTGTGGACGAGATAAAAAAGGCGTTTCCAAAGGCTGTATCTGTTACCGGGCGCGACTCCATGATGATGAAACAAGCTGCCGTCGATGCGTTCCAGTCCGGGAAAGCACAGCTAATTGTCTGCTCCATAAAAGCAGCTGGCGTGGGTCTCACACTCACGGCATCGTCAAACGTGGCTTTCGTTGAGTTCCCATGGACTTATGCCGACTGCTGTCAATGCGAAGACCGCGCACACCGTATAGGACAAAAGGACAACGTGACGTGCTACTACCTCCTTGGCCGTGGAACTATCGACCGCACCCTCTATGCCATCATCCACAAAAAGAAGTCCATCGCCAACCAGATAATGGCTACCGACGACGACATTCCACAGGATGAAATGTACTTCGACCAGCTTACGTCACTCTTCCTCAATCCGGACGACGATGGCTGACCTATGTAAGACCGACCTGCAGCGCATTATCAAGTATCTCGATGATGCGGCCGCTCTCTACGATAAACAGCACGGTCTGCGCAATTCATGCCGTGCATGGTGTATTAGACAACTCACCCAAAAATTAAAAAAGAAAATAAAATGAGACAGGTTATAAGCCAAAATCTAACCGGGCGTTACGCCATCATCAAGATCTTCCCATTCATCCATGCGCTGAAGGTAGAGGTAAGCGAAAAATTCATCGACGAACAGAAGAATGAATTGACAGAGTGCCGGTGGCGACTCGCAACAGACAAAGACGTTCTCGATCTGCGCATACCTATGACAGGCGAAAACAATATAGCAAAAACATTATAAACTCAATTTTATCTATCATGACAAAGAATGAATTGGCACGTGAGGTATCAGTATCAGAGAAACTGCACCTCTCAACAGCAGTGAAAGCCATCGACGGCACACTCAGAGTTATCAAGGAAGCACTCGCCAAGGGTGAAGTGGTTGTTATCCGTGGCTTCGGCACCTTCACCCCGGTTGAGGTAGCCGAGCGCACAGCACGCAACTTCAAGACAGGCAAGCCTCTGGTTATCCCGGCCCACACGTCTGTCAAGCTCCGTGCAAGCAAGGAACTGGTAAAGGCTATCAACGAAGGAAAGGAGGCCACACTATGATGCTATATGAATGTGGTGTCCGTTACGAGCGGACGATGGCGAACGGCATTACCAAGAAAGTAACAGAGTTGTACCTTGTCGATGCCCTCTCTTTCACCGAGGCTGAAGGACGTATCACCAAAGAAATGGAGCCGTTCTATTCGGGCGACTTCGATGTTGTAACAATCAAGCGCACCAACTACTCCGAGATTGCCGAGAACGACAAGGGCGACAAGTGGTTCCGCGCAAAGCTTCTCTATATCACGCTCGACGACAAAGGCCGAGAGAAGAAGACCGCTACTCACTTCATCGTCCGTGCCACCGACATCAACAACGCACACGCTGTTGTCATTGACCGCTTGAAGGGGTCAATGGTTGACTTCGAGATTGCTACGCTCGACGAGACTAAGATTATGGACATCTTCCGTTACAAGCCTAACACAGCTAATGGATAAGTTCTATAATCATGCCTTCCAAGGCCGGAATAAGTACGGCAACAAGCGCGTAGGCTCCCACGCATCCAAGAAAGAGCACTACCGAGCTGGCGAACTACGCATGATGCAGCGTGCCGGACTTATCTCCGACCTTCGGGAGCAGGTATCATACCTGTTGATACCTGCACAATACGGCGAGTGTGGCAAAGATTTCAAAAATCGTCCTACACGTGTTCTTCTCGAACGCCCCTGCTCTTATGTAGCCGATTTCGTTTATACCGACAAGGCTACCGGGCAGACCGTCGTGGAAGACACAAAGGGAGTCAGAACAAAGGAGTATATCATCAAGCGGAAACTCATGCTGCATGTGCATGGCATCCGCATTAAAGAGGTTTGATTTATATGGCACGAGACAGTTTTATATTCTATCGCAGTTTCCTTGAGGCTATCAAGTGTATGCCCTCCGAGGTACAGGCCGAGATATACCCGGCTATCGTGGAGTATGCCCTTAACGGAAAGGAGCCTAAAGGACTATCCGACATTGCCAAGGGTGTCTTCATCCTTATCAAGCCAGTGATGGATGCCAACAACGCACGCTCTGAGGGCGGCAAGAAGGGCAAGAAGTTCGGCAAACTTGGCGGTCGCCCTGCTAAGGATAGAGCTGTCTCGTCTGCCATTTCTGACAAGCCCAACGTCACGCCCGGCTACACGCTCACGCTGGAACAGGAGATTGAAGAAATGCGTGCCGATCGTTCTTGGAACGAACCGGTATGTATGCAGTTCCACATACGCGAGGACGAGCTTGGCAAACGCCTCGACTCCTTCCTCAACCACTGCCGTTGCGAGTATGAGGGAAAACCTCACGACAATATCAATGATGCCAAACGTCACTTCTGTTCGTGGATGCGCAAGGCGTACACCTCACATGCCGAGCCGGAAGACGCACAAGAGCTGCCACCTCCGTCATACGAGTTCAATGGCGGCTTCGGTGGGCAAGATGTCTAACCTTTAATGTCTGAAACTATGGCTCAATATCCACAATGCCTAATCGCTGAACTTGCCAAGTATGGCCGTCAGCCTACCGGCAACAAAGACTGGGACGCTGCCGTCCTTTCCGTTCTTCGCAAGAACGAACGCGAGAAGGATGCACCGTGGCTCACCCTGCACCAATGCGCACTCAACCTACGGCGAGAGAGCGAAAAGGCGAGAGCACAGGCGTACAACCTTGCCGACCCTAACGTATATAATGCCCACTGCAGCTTCCTTGTCTATATCGCCAACTCTGTTGTGCTGGCTCCTCAACGCCGCAAGTTCATCGTTGACGACGACAACAAGCAGGTGCTGCGCTTCCTCTTGCTCTACTTCAACAACTGCCCTCTGGCTGAAGAAGTATTCCCCGAACGTGGCTACAAGCTACACAAGAACCTCCTTATACAGGGCGGCGTAGGTGTTGGCAAAACGCTCCTCATGCAGATATTCAGCGAGTATCTACGGCGCACTAAGAACCCTCGCTTCTTTCACAACGTGTCGGTCACACAGATGGTCAACTACTACACCATCCACAACAACCTCGACCGCTTCACTTACTTTGAGGAGGAAAGCAAGGGCTTCCAGTGCAAGCCCGAAAATGTGTGCCTCAACGACATCGGCATACAGGACCGCACGTTCTTCGGCATGGACACCGGGTTGCTCACCGATGAGTTCCTTCACGCTCGCAACGAGATTTGGACACAGTTCGGCAAGTTCGCCCACCTGACTACAAACCTTGACAACAAGGAGCTTGAAAAGCGGTTCAAGCGCAATGACGGCTACGGCCGACTTGTGGATCGCTTCAAAACATACAACGTAATTCCTTTACCGGGAAAAAGTAGAAGATAATGAACCCTAAATCTTTCTTCATGCTTGTGCGTGAAATGCGACAAGCACAAAAAGACTATTTCAGACTACGCTCACATGAGGCTTTGACAAAGAGTATGGCGTTGGAAAGAAAAGTTGATACAGAAATTCACAGAGTGGAGGACATCAAAGGACTTGACTCTCTGTAAAAAAGTAAAATATGAAATACAGACATAGAAAGACTGGAGAAATAATCAATGTTCTCCGACACAACGAGAGAGGCGATTTTGCAGAATGTATAGACTGCAAAGGAGAAATTTATGGTTTGCAAGTAAATCTGTTCAGAGATTATGAATATATCGCTGAAGACAAAATCCTCAACTGGGAACAACGCCGCTACGAGATAGCAAAAACCATGCTCCCTGCCATCTACACCGATGATGGCAATGCGGCAAGGGCTGACCACTCACCAATCAACGGCTTTGAATATAAGACTCTCGAAGGCTGCTGCCGTGAAGCTATACGCTTCGCAGATACACTTATCAAAGAACTAAAAAAGAAAGAGACAGACAATGAGAACAATTGATTTTCGCGGCAAAGCCGTTGGTAGTGGCCGTTGGGTACATGGTGACTTGGTTTGGATGGGTAGACAACCAGCTATTTTTGAGTATGCAGACTTTGAGAATGGCTGCGTTACAATACAAGAAAAGACACTCGGCATGAATACTGGGCTAAGAGACAAGAACAACCATGAGATTTATGGCGGTGACATTCTCGCACACAATGGCAGAGTTATCGGTCATGTTGTTGATGGTGTTCGCGGTTACTGTTTTGATGTAGTGTATGCCGATCCAGTAAGCACAAGCACATGGTCGTTATACGGAGTCGTTGTCAACGATTATGAAGGCGATGTTGAGGTTGTTGGAAACATCTACGACAATCCCGAAATGGTGAAGAAAGGAGGTACAGTATGAAATGGATTAAACTTTCAGACGAATTGCCACCGTTCAACAAAGAGATAGTACTTCTTAGCGAACGTGGTTTCACTCGTTTAACATTCCGCAAGACAAAAGAAACTACAGATAAATTCCAAGCCTTGTTACGAAATGCTTGTAAGCGAATTGCCAACATTGACAATCCGTCACCTATGTATAACGAAATGGGATTGCCTGTACCAAACAAAGCTGAATACAAGTGGAAATACTGGTGTTTGCTTCCAGATAAACCATTCCAAAACAAAGGAGGCGACAAATGATTAAAGCAGAAGACCTAAGAATAGGCGACCTGATAATGGTAAGCCGCGATTGCGAATTTCCGAAAGGCACAGATACCTCCAGAGCCGCTCGGACGATAGATTTAAATACTCAAACTTATTAATAATATTTTTTATGAAAAAGATAATGTTCAACGACGAGTGCGGCTTAACACAAGCCGTACTTGAAGGTCGAAAGACGCAGACAAGAAGAATAGTCTATACGCAAAACGGGTTTGTTGTGTTTGATGGTGAAGATTTTCAACTCAAAAAGCTCGACAATGGGCAGGCTCTGCTTACGCTTTGCAACAACAGGTTTAAAACCGCCCACTATAAAATAGGCGAAACCATAGCCATCGCCCAGAAATACGTAGATTTGATAAAGAACGATGAATTTTACCGTCTTTGTGGCAAAAACGGAATGCCTTTGGAGTGCATCAAATACGAGAGAGGGTGCAACAACAAGATGTTTGTCCGTGCAGACCTTATGCCCCATCATATTCGCATTACCAACATCCGCGTAGAACGTCTGCAAGACATCAGCGAAGAAGATTGCCTAAAAGAAGGCATTTGGCGTGACGACAACGTAGGGCTTGAAGGCACGACGTATTGGTATCACGGTCTTGCCAACTCCTCGTTCAGAACAGCGAAAGAAGCCTACGCTGCCCTGATAGACAAAATCAGCGGCAAGGGCACATGGGAGAGCAACCCTTGGGTTTTCGTTTACAATTTTATCTTGTAAAATAAGATACAACTCTAAAATATGGTTATAAATTAGTGGTCATAAGCAATGAATAAAGTTTATAAGCTGACAATGCGCTGCATCGAAATTACAGACCATCGTTCAAAAAATGTCGATGTCAAAAACCTTAGAGTGTCACTATATATGTGTAAGCATATTAAAGTTCCAAAAGATCTGACACTCAAAGATCTTCGGGGTAGAAAAGAATATATTGGCAGAAAATTTGTATTAAAGGTCGATTATTCCGACAAAAAGGAGGAGAAAGGATGCGCTCACGACAAGCCCGAAAAATAGTCCGCATGGTAAAGTACACCCCAATCGACCGCATGAGCAGCACATGGTTCGACCGTGCTCTCCAGTGGTGTGCAACATACCGCCAACCGCAAATTAAAAAGGCTCTCCGCTACTATTGGAATGGCGTAGCGGACGGCAAGGTTAAGCCATTCTATTACAAAGAAAAACTTTCAAGAAACAAATTCGTATGAAAAGAAGAATTGCAAGAAAAATATTCAATGCTTTCTATTCATTCAAGCCGAACTATTGGAACGGTTACAAGGGATTTACTCTTTGTTCGTTTTTCGCATGCAAGAACCCACGCTTGCAGCATGCTCTTAATATCGCATACAAATATGAGAAAAGGTATGCACCGATACCGACAAAGCCAATAGCGTACAAGGTAGTACTTCCCATTAGACATCCAAGAAAATATTACCTTTGGAATAATTTTTAATCAACAAAACAATGAAAACTTACATCGGAACAAAACAGGTTAAGGCCGAACCTATGAACGAATTGGCCGCAGTAGAGAAAGGTTACGCTCGCAAGAACGAGGACAACCACGAATGGCGTGAAGGTTATCACGTGCAGTACACCAACCCAGACGGCAGCACCTACGACTCTTGGTCTCCTAAGCAGGTGTTCGAACAAGCTTACAAGTGTGCAGATAACTTCCTCAACCGCTTGCAGATAGAGTTCAGTGAATTGGCAGAACGTCTTGACAGCCTTGACGAATTCCTTTCAAGAGGTTTTGACCATGTGGCAGAAAAGGTTGGTTACAAACAGGCAGCCATGCTTATCTCTCAACGCATGGCTATGAAAGCATACTTTGATATGCTTGACACACGTATTGATGACTTGAAGCAGAGCAACAATGCGCCATCCCAAACGCAGGGCTAACATGCTCTATAAGCTACGTAGGAGAGGTATTCGCTGCAACACCAAGGAGCGGTGCATATACCTCCCCTACAATGAGGATCTAAAGCACTACCCACAAATACCAAGGTTGTGCCGGGAGTTTCACTTCTACGTTCAATTCATCATCACATGATGGATTGAACGTTCCTCTAAACTTAAAACCATCTTTCATCAACAACCCTATATCTTTGCATTATGATTAAACTCTTGGAACGAACACGCCGCCCCGACATAACATTTTCCCGTAATGGTCGCATTTCCATTACGGCAAGAGTCGTGCGGTTACTCTCGCTCCAGCCGGGCGACAGTATCAACGTAGCCTTCCACCTTGGCGAGTGCTACCTGCTTGCTGTCCGGCACCAAAATGCGATAGGACGGCATGTCGCACAGTGTCACCCGACAAAGAAATGTTCCAACAACTACTGTGCGTCTTCCGTCCTCCTCGCACGGCTCATGCTCGACAACTGCGGCATAAAAGAGCAGCGTGCCTCATTCATGATAGGCCAAGCAGAGAAACGCGACGGCGAAACAGTTTTACCAATAATATTTAAGCATCCGTTATGAACCAAGAAATAAAATATAGTGGCTTCTCCGCTGTTCCGTCCGACTATGAATGTTCCGACGGTTCTCTTGCCGTGTCCATCAACATGCTGCCAGAAGACGGTGCCTTGAAGCCTATCCTCGCGCCATTAGAAGTTATGCAGCTTCAAGATGGTGAGGTCGTCAAGTTTATACACAAGACTTCCTCGTTCACGCATTACATCGTATATTCTGAGAAGAGTGGGAAAATAGCCTCAATAGACAAGGACACAACAGAACGCATAGAGGTCGGCTCACTATATAGTGTTTCTCATTTCAATGCTGTAGGTAATACATTGCTCGTCTTTACGTCCGGCAGCTTCTACTATTACTTGTGGAAGTCTGGCAAATACGTCAAACTGGGCGACCATATCCCGGATATTGAAGTGTCGTTCGGTCTTGTCGGCCATCCTCGTTTGTTCAGTCTTTCCGATGACAGCAAGAGTACGTTCACCATTTACTTTGACGGTATTTCCGAGGGAGCACTCTACAACGAGTTCACAGAAAACAACAAGACTCGTATCACAGAACAGATAATGGCGAAAGTCAACAAGTTCGTTGCTCAGGAGACTGTCAACAAAGGACGGTTCTGCTTTCCGTTCTTTGTCCGCTATGCCTTGCGTCTATACGACGGTTCACTTGTTTATCATTCCGCCCCCATTCTCATGAACCCATCTACTAAGGCAGCTCCCATTGTATGGTGGAACAGGGCAAAGGGAAAGAATAGCTATACAGAGGCTGTCTGTGACATCATGCTTATGGCCACATCGCTCGATTATAAAGTTGTACGGAATGACGACTCGTACGATTTTAATGACTGGTCCGACATTATCAAGAGTATTGATGTGTTCATATCCAAGCCTATATACACATACGACCAAGAAGGAAAGATTTCTTCCATGTCAGATGTTGACAACTACAATACAAAGTTTATTGGCCGTCTGTATGCCGACAATAAGGACACCGTAACATCGACAAAGGCAGAAGACAAAATACTCGGGCAGTTCTCTTCTAAGGAATTTCTTGACTACTACTGTGAGTGGGAGTATTCTAAGATCTACGCTATGTACTATTCGTCTGACCGCTCTTATCCTTCTACGGCTTTCCACATGCCGGAGTTCACTGAAGGAAAGGTGTCAGAGTCTATCAAGAACACTTCAACGTTTTACAAGTTGTGTTCACTTGAAATTGCAGATGCCATTGCCGACAACAAGCGAAAGGACATTATTGTTGATGATGAATATCTACAGTCTCTTGTTACGCGCGAGGTTATGACCGACGACTATCTGACGCATGACCAGCTGCATGCTGATTACTCATTCGTCTATAATAGTCGCCTCAACTTGTCCGGACTCAAACGCAAGCCATTCACCGGCTATTTGGCCCAGTCTATGTTCGCATATTGCAATGGACGTTACAACTGGCAACCAAACGGTTCCACACTAAACATATCAATGGCGGCATTCTCTACTGATGATTATTCCATTATGGTTTACATCAAAGAAAACGGACAGGAATATGCTGTGGCTTCAGATGAACGTTTTTATGGAATGGGTATGCAGTTATTCTGTAGCTCTGAAATGGTATCTACCAGCGGTTCAACGCAAACGACGAAAAAGAGTAAGCATTCGTGGGGGTGTTATGTTTTCTACCCAAACCCGAATGCCTACAAAATGGTTATCTATAATTTCAGTGCTGCATGTTATGCCATCGACCTCAAACAGCATGAATTCCTGAATGGTGCCTTTGCTGTCCTCGACTACGAGCTGGTACGTGAAAAGAACTTCACTTCGCTGCCGTCTGTCTATCCGTCACACGAAGACAACAACTTCCCCATTGAGATTGCCAACAAAATCTACACTTCCGAGGTCAACAACCCCTTCTACTTCCCGGTACTTGGTATCAACACCGTGGGCACGGGAGAGATTAAGGGCATCTGTTCTGCAGCAAAGGCTCTTTCTGAAGGACAGTTCGGTCAGTTCCCTCTCTATGCCTTCACCTCTGAGGGTGTATGGGCGTTAGAGGTTTCGTCCACTGGCACCTATTCTGCCAAGCAGCCCATCACGCGCGACGTGTGCATCAATCCCGACGGCATCACACAGCTTGACTCCGCTGTTCTCTTCCCAACCGACCGCGGCATAATGCTGATCAGCGGCTCGCAGACGCAGTGCATATCCGAAGCCATCAACTCCGAATATCCGTTCGATGCGCTCCGGCTTCCCGGGTTCGACAAGCTGCACACCATGCTCGGACATGAACCAGCAACAGACAAGTGCTTGCCTACGCTGTCGTTCACCAAGTTCTTGAAGCAGTGCCGGATGCTATACGACTATGTTCATCAGCGCGTCATTGTCTATGCGCCCGGTATCACCTACGCCTATGTCTTCTCGCTGAAGACAAATCAGTGGGGAATGATGTTCTCCAACATTGCCTCACACCTCAATTCATATCCGGATGCACTGGCCATGGACACTAAAAATGCTGTGCTCAATTTCTCGGTACCACTAACAGATACCGTCAAATGCCTATATGTCACACGTCCTCTCAAACTCGAAGCGGCAAACGTATTGAAGACTGTCGCCAGTGTCATACAGCGTGGACTGTTCCGCAAAGGAAACGTTTCTACGGTCCTCTACGGTTCACGCGACTTGCAGAACTGGCACCTTGTATGGTCAAGCAAAGACCATTATCTACAGGGCTTCCGTGGCTCTCCTTACAAGTATTTCCGAATTGCCGGTGTAGCCACACTCTCACCAGATGAAAACATCTACGGTGCGTCAGTCGAGTTCACACCTCGACAAACCAACAAGCCGAGATAAAGAAGATATTATTAGGTTTAGTTATTTATTAAGGTTAGATTGTTTTAGGTAACTAAAGAGCCGGGATGCGTGATGCACCTCGGCTCTTGTCTTTATTATCCTAACCAATGTTGCCTGATACGCTTCCGTTCCATTCTCGAATGGATGGAGGTGCGTATTTCTTGCTCTGCTTCAGCAGCCTTGGCAAGCCACGTCTCCGACTTCGACGGATTGGTTATGCTTAGCCAGTCGGCTACGCCTCGGCACACAAGGTATTCGTGTATCAGCCTTTCCACATAGGTCAGCGTGGTTTGCGAAATAGTGTTGGGCACACTCATGTTTATATGATATTGCTCCCTCTCCTTTAGCTTGTCGTCAAACTCTGTCTTGACGATTTCCTTCTTTGACCAAGGGTAAAGCATTTCCCGGCACATGGAGATACCCAAATCCAGCACTCTTGTCACCCGATCCACATTGCCCTCCTCGCCAACGTCAGCCACCATGTGCTTGGCGTGCTCGGTTTCCGGGGCCATTACATGGCTCTCCACATAGGCATTGTTCTTGATGTCATAGAGCAGCTGTTCTCGCTCGAAGGTAAGCGTCACCTTTAGCTTCGCTCCCTCTTTCTCTATGCAGCAGCTCATAAGCCCTCCTCCTTAGTCTGTTGGACGCTTCGGGCGGCTACGCTTGCTCACTGCCTGTTGGATGCTTAGCAAACTTCTCTGTGCAAGGGCGATGTACTGTTCAGCGTCGGCCTTGTTTGTCACCATGTACCACTCGGCGATGGCAGAGTTCTTCAGGTAGTCGTGGATAGCCTCGCCTACACCGGTGGTTGCAGCCTCGTTGAAGTTGCTCGGCATTGTGAGGTTAAGCGTCAGGTCTGTACTGCCGTCATAGTGGCTGTTGTCTGTGGTTGTGCCGTCCTCGTTGAGGTAGTCTGACAATTCTGTCTTCACCTCGGCAAAGCCTTTCTTGATAGAGCGAAGTATCTTCTCGCGGTTTTCTTCGTCCTCAGAGGCAAACATGCTCGCCACCTCCTTGTGGTTGTCCTTGTTCTGGATAGTACGGCCACGTAAGAAGGTCTCGTTCATAATGTCGAAGAGAAGCCACGAAATTTTGATGGTTGCCGTCACGCTCTTCTTGGCACCTAATGTCTTTTCTTGTCCTTCCATGTCAATAAAATATTATTTGTTAGTCACTCGGACGGGTCGGTCTCTTGCGGCTGTATAGCAGACGTTCCGCACCGTCCATCATTTCTCCGGCTTGGTTGAAGTAGTCAGCGGCTTCGCCCTTGTTGGCCAGCTTGAACCACTGGGCGATGATTGAGGCAATGAAGAAGTTGCGAAGGGCCGACTGTACATTGTCTTTCAGTCCCTTGTCAAACGACTTGCTAACCTCAAGCACGGCCTCGTAGCCAGTTCTCATCACTTGCGACGGAATAACGATACTCTGTGCCTCCACATCTTTAGGCTGTAGAGTTATCGTTACAGGTATCTGCTTGGTAGCTCCGCTCACGAGCATCTCTTTCAGTCTCTCGTTGGTGGTAAGCACCGACTCCTCCCAAAACCTTCCGAGGTCTGAAAGGTCGCTGTCCGTGGCAAGGATGCGGTCTCGCGCTCCCTCGTCGCCGTCTATCAGCTTCGCGCCTGTGTAGTCGGTAGCCTTGGCCACCTCTTCATACACGTCGTCCTTGAATATCTGTACGGTGATTGTCTCCATGTCAGAATGAGATTAGTGAATACGTTAGTCCGATGCCTATATATGGCTGCATACCTTGTTTGCCGAAGCCGAAACCTGCCGTCACACCGATATACCATTTCTTAGGAGGCTGCTTAATCTTGCGCGTTACATACTCATGCTTGGGATATACATAGATGCTGTCAAGCTGCACGTCATAACCGCTCACCCATGCCGTGTAGTCACTGCCATTATACATCTTTTGGATGATGGGGATAGTTACCTCAGCACTGTCACGCACATCTGTCGCATTGTTTTGTGTACAGCTTTCTGCCGGTTGTGTGTCCGCACGGATAGATGGCTGCGTCTTGTCACTCTTGGGCAGGGTCACGGTCTTGTATGTCAACACCAAACTGTCCTTGGGTACTGGCTTATAGTAAGGTATGGTGTCAATCACAGTGTCACGCACCACTTCTGCAGGTTCATGATCTTTGCCGTAGCCTCCGCAATGCACGATGCCAACCAGACAGACGATGCCAACAACCACACCTAACATTGCCCACAAAAAGCCTAAAATCTTCTTATCCATAATAGTCTTTGATAAATTCAACAATAGCGTTCACATGCACGGCTGTCACCTTCACCTTGCCTTCCTCACTCAACAGCAGGTCAACGTCTTCTTTGTTGTCTTGGAAAAGGTTCTCCGTCAACACTGCAGGGCAGTTCGTGTCTCTACAGATAGCAAGGTTCTGGGCGATGTACTTGGCATAGGGCACACAACGGTTGCCTTTCAGTCCTTGAAGTATTGCTTCGTTCCAAAGATACTGCGCCAAAGCCTTGCTCTTTGCGGATGCGTTCATGCCTACATGGGCAGAAAAGCCTCGCGCCTCATGCCATTTGCCGTCGCCTCCTGCTGCATTGTTGTGGATCGATACAAGCAGTACGTTCTTGGTGCCTACTTTCTTGCAGATGTCGTTCACACGCTTGCAGCGTACAGACAGTGCAACGTCCTGCTCCTCTTCCACAACACGCTCTGCATTGTAGCCCATGCCGCGAAGCTCGTTCACAACTCGCGTTGCAATCTCTCTTGCATACGCATATTCACGCAACCTTTTGTCCGGGCTGCATTTGCCGGGGGTGTTCACCCCATGCCCATTGTCGATTAGAATTTTAATCATAATATATAATTTGCTTAGAAAGTTGTAAAAATCTGCATATAATTTTACGCAAAAGTTGTATTTATGCGTTCAACCTTTGGTAAAAGTCTGTCTTGATATTATCATACGCAAGTTTTATATTAGTATAAGCACGAGCATTGTTTGCGCCATCTTCATTATAAATCTCACCTTCAACAATCTTCGCCACGTCCTCCACCCATTCCGAACTGCAAAACTCTGAAATGGATTTACCTCGATATGTGAAAGAGTCGAAGCGCGAGTTGCGGTCGTTGTGTATAACGAGCAACGACTTGCGTATCTTCGCTGCTGTCGCTTCGTGGTCTATGATGTGGTTCTCTTCTCTTACACGCTTGATAAGTCGGCACACCTGCTCAATGCTGAGGTCGAAAGCAAAACCTGTAAGGTTGCGGATGCGTAACAATGTTTCTGGGCGAAGACCCTCTGATATGTCTTGCAGCATGTCGTTCTGCTTACGTGTCTCTTCGGCAAGGTTGTGCATACTGTCCTTCTGGTCTTGCATCATCTGTTCGATGATGCTCTTGAACCAACGGAAGAGGGCCACCATCATAGCTGCGGAAAGGAGAAGAAAAAAGGCTGCTGTTATTGCCATCATGCCATAGTCGCTAATACCTTTAGCCACCTGCGTAATTTGACTTACATCGTTCATTTCCCTGTCAGTGTTACTCTTATTAAGCGTCCTACAACTACTCCGGCCATCGTACAACCGAAGTCAACCCAATCCCATTTGCCGCCCCATAACTTGTCTTTAAGTTCCAAGGCTCCAGCTACACCAGCTCCGGCATACAGCGCACAGTAGGTATCATCAGCTCCCAAACCGATGAGAAAGCCACCTACGATATGTCTGCCGCGGTTGCTGGATTTTAACCATGTAATAATCTTTTTCATTGCCATTATGATTTTATGTTCTTGGCAAATTTAGCGACTTAACCGGTGAGCGTCGTTTTAACTATTGTAGCACAAAAAAAGAGGAGCAAGATTTCTCCTGTTCCTCTTATTGATGATGTTATGATTACATGTCAAACACGCTCCAATCTACATTGTCCTTCTCCTTCCATCCGTTCCTGATGGTTTCAAGAATGAAACATGCAGCGGCCTCGCTGAACTTCTTGAACTCGTCTCGCGTCTGGAAGGTATGATAGATTGGTGTAGCGTCGGCTTTCTCGTTGAGCTTCAACGTAAGTGGGAATGTAACACTTTCATTGTTCTCAATAGAGGCAAAGTTACGCTGCTTCTCGTCTGTGAGCCAAACCTTGATGCCCTCATACTCAAACTGATTAACAATCTTGTCTTTGGTCTCCGCGTCTATCGTAGCCCAAACAAGTTTCTTTATCTCGTCAAGCGTGGGCTTGTGCGTGAACGTATGACGGTATTCGTATGTACCGCTCTCTGTTTCATAAAGACCGAAATAGAGCAGCCATTTATTCTTGCCTACTCGTTGCAGTCCGTCCTGACGTTTGGTTGTGCCGTATATCTTTTCCATTGTCGCTATGATTTTGTTGAGGCAAAGATATAGTATGCAGCCCAATTCACGCTTTTATCTTTAGTGAGTCGCTTTATGTGAAGTTATACTTTCGCTTGCTGCCGTCAAACTGTTCGCACTTGATGACGGTCTCAAACGGAAAGCCATCCTCGATGTCGCTTATCTGATCAAGGATGCCTTTCATCTCGTCCGAAGCGGTGAAGAACTTGCCCCATTCCTGTGTCGCAGGGTTCTTGAACGACACTAAGTAGCGGTCTTCGCCAAACTTCGTGTCCAGTGTCTCGTAGTCGTGAATTTCTACCGGGATGTTCACGATGTCTCCCAAGCGTGTAACCTTGCCCGGAAAACGCTTCTTGCCGTCTGCAGGGGTATAGGTCACGCCCATTTCTGAAAATTTCTTCATGTTTCTACCTGTTAATGTATAATATAAATGCTGGCAGTCTGCATGACATGCCATTCCTTTGAACGAGCCTATAATTTGTTGTCTTCGCTTTCTTGATTTTATCTTGGCGAGTTTTCTCGCAGCGTTCACCTTTGTACGCTTGCGTATTCGTGAGTGGTCACCATAATCAATATACCCCAGTGCATCCATTCCTGCGCTCACTGGAGCTACCTTCTCGCTCGGCTTGATTATCAGATTGTAGGGTTTACTTAGTCTGTGCAGTGTATCCCTGTGTTTCCACAACTCTTTTTTGTCGTCTCCAAGTATGTATATGTCGTCACAAAAGCGGTTGTAGTTATCCTTTCCACACTCCTCTATCATGGCATGGTCAATGTCATTGTGATACAGGTTGCCGAAAAACTGTGAGGAGCGTAGTCCCTTACTGATGCCTTCGTTGCCATCCGGGTGCAATACCTTAACGAAGTCTATTAGTATGGGGAGTAATATCGGGTCGGCTATATACTGCTTGATGATGTCAATCATCTTGTCGTGCAGTATGTGGTCATAATAACCTTTATAGTCGCTTTGATAATAATATATAAGGTCGGGGTTCTCGGCTCTCACTTCCTGCATCTTGTGGAATAGTCCGTGTGGGCCGCGTCCTTCTATCGAAGCTGCCGTGTTTTCTATTAGCAATGGCGAAAGGTGTTTCTCCACAATCTCCATGATGGCATTGCAGCCTATACGTTTCACTACAGGAGGCGCTTGAACCATTCTTCTCTTCGGACCATCGTCCACCTCAAACGAAGACAGACGCTCAACACGAAATGTGCCATTGCCTATTTGTTCTTTCAGCTCGGCAATAATTTCTTTCTTGCGCTTCATATAGCGCACCATGCGTGGAGTACATTCCACACCATCTATAACAACCTTCTCCCTCCATTTTATTCCGCTTCGCGTGTCGGCGTTATGAAGGTTCGACATGACACGCTTGAACGAGCGTTCCATGTTTTCGTCCGAAATGATTTCCGGGATGAGGTTATATAAAGGAAAACAGATAGAAGTTGGTGCTTCTACCTGTCCTAATAAGTCTTCCTGTTGATTGACAGCCTTCCTGTCCTGTGGGGAGTTGATGCACTCCCCACATGTGGTTAATGTCGTGTTCCGGCTTTCCATAATTCGTTTATCATGCTGTTGCCGAGGCTCTAATCCCTCGGAGTTTGTTTGCGGCAATCCTCGTGCCACGTCAGAGTCCCCCGATTAAGTACCACTAAGAATTTCAGCCGACCGCCGTAGTTCGTGTTCGAGTTCGAAGAAGCGTTGTTCGCGTTCGCATAAGCGAGACCGCTGTTCGCATTCGAGTTGTTGCCAGACCGCAGAACACAGCGGCGCGTGGGATTTTCTGCCTTTTGTTTCTTGTTATACTATCGGACGCACAATGTCCACTTTCAATCCCAAAGCGTCAATGATGCGGAAAAACATTCCCACACCAGGTTCTATCACACCTTTCTCTATGCGTGATATGTAGGTCTTGTCCGTACCGACTTTCTTTGCGAGGTCTGATTGGGTCATGTGTTCCTGCTTTCGGGCATCATAGATAATCTGTCCCACGCAATAGTTGGTGGCTTCCTTTCTGAAAGCCTCTCTTTCCGCAGTTCCTACTGCTCCATACTTGGCGTCAAGAATGGCATCAAAACTGCTAATGTCATTTCTTTCCTGCATAATATTCCTTTTTAAGTTCAAGTGCTCTGTCTATCTCCTTGGAGGGTGTCTTCTGGGTTTTCTTCTGAAAGCCGTTGAAGAGCATCACGATGTTGCCCTCGTCGAAAATGAAGAACGCTCGATATATATTACCATTGTAGGAGGCTCTTATTTCATAGAGACCATCCTTTATGTACTTTACAAATTTCTCGCTCACTCTGTCCTGCATCTTCAGCACATCAAGCACATAGTCTATCTTCTTCTGTGCTCCTGCTTCCAAGGTGCGGTAGAACGTGAGGAAATAATCTTTGTAAACCAGTATTCTCCGTTCTGAGTTCATGGTGCAAAGGTAATACAAAAAGTTGATATATCATACAACTTTTGCTTTTATTTTGCAGAGCCTAAAAAAAATCTCGCTGACGCGAGATAAAAAGGGAGAGGGAGCAGCCTCCTTTCGTCGGCTCTCCCTCTGACGCTTTTTTCGTGCTTTCGCTTTCCGCTTAGTCAACAATCACGAATTTTCCGCGGAAGGCCAGCCGACCGCCGAAGTACGTGTACGAGACCGAAGAAGCGTAGTCCGCGAACGCAAAAGCGAGACCGCTGCTCGCATTCGAGTGGACGCCAGACCGCAGAACACAGCGGCCTCTACTGCCCGGGAACCATACTCCTGCTGCATAGTGAGTGGTGTATTTGCTGGTGTCAGTCTGATGCACCTTGCTCGGCAAGATGTCACACTTGGCACCATGCACCACTCTCACAACGCAGTTACCTCCGCTGTTCACACTCTGCACAGTTCGCTCCGTCTTCTTCACTGGGTCGTAGATGTGGAACACATAATCTACAGGATCTTCGTTCGTCTCCACGCAACGGTTCTTGTAGAACGTCTCGTAGCTCTTCACATTTCCTGCAATGTAGTCCATCCACTCACTATCACAGCCCACATAGTGTTTGAGTCCCATGATTGAGTTCATGGAGTTGCCCACATACGATGTGTCCGCCATGCCGATGTCGTCACGACTATTCAGCGTACTGTCATGTGCACCATTGCCAACAACAGACTGCTCATTGGTCGTTCCATGGGTCGCCCACCATAGGTTGCTGATTTCCTTGTGCTGCTCATAGTCTTGGAGTTGGTAGCCCTCTCCGCGCATGTGCGCACTGTTCTGGAAATCCTTGTCAGTGTAGTGCATTGTCCCGGTCGGCATTTCGGTCGGGTTACCGTCCGTGTCGTATGCCCATTCTGACGAGGTCTGTGAAGTGCCGTCACCTTTCTTTGAACGTACTGAACCCGATATGCTTCGAGGTCGTTTCAGTCCGTCAATAGTGATGGGGTATGTTCCCACAAGACTGTCGAACTCACCAACGGTGTGCTCAGTCCATTCTGGTTCTATTGCCTCTATATGCTCGCTGTCAACAGCAAGACACTTTATGTCGCCAATGTCACGATACGAAGTGAAGTATATCCACTTAGCACCGTTTGGCACATCGCAGAACACATAGTTACCGATTGAGAAGTCGAAGTAAGCGTGACTCACCATCATAATGAACTTGCCCACTATCTTGCCGTTTGCATCCGTAAAGACGGCACCAAGACGAGCGTGGTTAAGTCCCGGCCATCTTACCTGCTTCATGCCCTCAACGTCCATACGGTAGGCATTCGCATTGGCTGCTGTGGCAATAATATTATCGCCAACTGTCTCGCCAACTGTTGCCTCATCTGCATACACGCCTGTATTTTCTGCATAGAGCAGCTCTGAAAGCAATGCCTCCTTGCGGTTGTTTACAGTCGATAATGGCTCATTATCTGTAATTGAGTGAATGATATACTTTGCTTGGTTCTTGTAGTCGTTCACGCCCTTGTACCAAAAATGAGGCAAGTGGTGGAAGATGTCAAAGCCTTCACCTGCGCTGTCGCCTACATCGAAGCTCTCACCATTGGCAAGTTTATTGAAGTCTGCATCGCTCAATTGCACACCCTCCATCTGTTTCAGTTTGGAGTTGTACGTACACTTGTAAGCATGGGTGTCCTGCAATATCTTAAGCGTATGGCCGCTTGCCACAAAGGTCTTATCGTAATCAGCTCCTGTCTGGTTCTCGGGGTTGCTGTACTTCTCGCAGAAATCACCGCTCACCACATCGTCTATCTTTATGACAGAGAATTGCGAGTTTATAACTTCAAGGTTCGGGAAGTAACGCTTCAGCTCCGCAATCTCACTCTCCTCTGAAAGTAGGGTTAGGATCCATCTGCCTATCAGTCCGCTACACTGGCCGCTCTCGTCATAGTCTGCTCCGTTCGCGTCTATGCCTACGGCTCCATGGTTCTTGATGGCTCGCAGCAGCTCAACGCTTTCCGTAGCAGCAAGGCCGGCTATGCGTACACTCTTCAGCGCACTGGCCGTGGTTACCTCTCGCAGCAGCGTCATGGCATCTATCTTCGGGCTTCCGTCCAAAAACAGCTTCGTCACCTTAGCCATTCCGTCAATGGTCAAACCACCGGGATAGGTCAGATTAGGAAGGTTCTTGAAGTACAGAGTCGTCATAGTACCGGGGAGGTGCAGCGTATCAATAGGCGAACTCTCTGCAAGTGTGATTGACTTCAACAGACTGCCTTCTGCCAACACCTTTCTTAGGCGAGGACACAGCGAGGCATTCACATCGGTTATCATCGTGCTTCTGATGTCTATCTCTTCCAAGAAAGGCATCTGTCCTAAGTTCAGCGTGCTCAGTATGTCGGTGGTATAGGTTGGAGTATATCCTTCACCGCCAATGACAAGCTTGCGCAGTAAGGTGCACTCGCTAAGCATCCAGTTTGAATTTTTAGGAGAACAGCCGCTGATGTCAAGCTCGCTTATCTTGTCTGCACCGAAGATGTAGATGAGCTTGCCGCCTTCTCCTGCTGCAACCTCTGTAAAGGTGTGACTCTCACCTTCCTTTAGATAGCAACTGTACTTGGCTGACGAGGTGGAGTCCACGCCCATGGCGAAGTAACCGTCCTGTGCTGCCGTTATCTTCACCGTGATGGGTCCCATAACACGGTCTTGGAAGAAATGGCGGAACAGATCACCAGTCTGGAAGTAGCCGTCTCTGTATGCGAAACGCTTGCGTTGGAAGGCCGACAGACTCTCCAGTCGCAGACCATGCAAGGCAGGATAGTGGTTGTCGGCAGCGGTAGCTGTTTCTATATACTTGCGCTCTCCGTCAAACGAACTTACCACCTTTGGCCATTTCAAGATGCGGTCTATCATCCAGTAACGGTAGCAGCCGTCAGTAGAGAAAATTTCAAGGCCGGCCTTAATCTTCGTAGCACGCATCTTTGCCGCCGTGTCATGAAGAGTCAGCGTCTCCGTGCCTGTATCATCAAGCCATACGCCTTCGCCTCTGTCAAACAAGGCATAGCTTTGTTGGAACATTACGCCGTCCCATCCTTGATACAGATGGCTCGCTGCTCCGTCCATATCCCAAGGGATGGTCAGGTAGCAGTCGTTGTCTGCCTCGTCACATGAGTCACCGTCATACCAGTGGTTGAAGTAATAGCGCATGCTGCCGTCGGTCTCCAAGTAAACAGCAATCATCATGTTCTTGGCTCGCTGGTCCACGGTGGCTTTATAATCGCTCGCCACAACATAGCAATGAGTTGAATATGGCGAGAAATACTTGTGCATTTCCTGCTGCCATTTCTTCCTGCGGTTCTCCTTGGTGCCGGCAACGGTCTTACCGCCAAGGGTAATGGTTGTGCTTGCACCGGCACCGTTGAACACCTTCTCGCTGCCATCGGGGTTCTTGGCGGCGTTCTCCTCGGCATTGTCGGTCAAGTTCTGGTTACACTGCTGACAGAAGGCCAACTCTCTATACAGCTGGTACGGAACTTTCTTGCCCGACGCATACAGGGCGTTCAAGTCGTCGTCGTCAGGGTAGCGCATTTCGTAATATGTGCTCCACACTGGAACGTCGCCATCGTCGGTGTGCAGCGTCTTCAGCATATCGTCCACACTGTTCACGCCCTGCTGCCAACAGAACTCTTGATATTGTCTGTACTCGTAGCACTCCACAGGGTTCAGCACGCGGCCTTGCACGCTCCATTTCTTAGTGGCATTGTCATAAGTCATGGTGCCTGTGGTGTCCTTCCATGCTCCTCCTTTATACTGCACATACTTTCCGTCAGATGTCTTGTAGGCTGTTCCCCAGTCGTAGTTCTTGACGTTGTCTGCCTGTACCTCGGAGAGGGTCTTGTCAAGCACATGACTGTCTTCCACGGCCACCTCACCTATCTCTGTCATGGTTCCAGTACCATCGTTCTCAATGAAGCGTGTTTCCGGACCACAGAACTCACTCAACATATACAGCGTGCCCGGTATCAATGAGCTTGTGTCTGAAAGAACACTGGCCTTGTAGGTATCAATGGTGGTATCTCTCGGAGCTACCATTTCCTTGAAGTCGCCATAGTTCACGCAACCGTAATTATATCCCTTAACGTCCTCAAAACCGAAGAAGTGGGGATTACCCTTGTCGGCATTGAAGTTTGCCTTCGAGTGGAAGTAGGCGTTCTCAGGAAGTGTAGCGGCCTGTGTCCCCTTGTCTTGACCTATGCGGTAGTCGGTACGGAAGAGGGCACACGTCACACCGTCAATGCTCGTATGCAGTTCTTCGCTCTTGTCGGTGTTGTGTCGCTGTGCAGGGGTCATATAGTCACTGCCAAGGGCTATCTGCGTGTCGTTCATAAGCTCCATCATGGCACAGTTGTTGGCACCGGCAGAGTCCGAGTAGTCAACCTTGATGGTAATGTTCTGTATAGGCGTACTGCCTTCCTTCACGCGGATCTTCTTTTTCTTCGCAAGAGCTGCTGCGTCGTCATACTTGGCAAGAATAGTCTCATCACCATTGTACATCTCACTAATCTGCTCTCTTGTGTAGAGCATTCTAATCCTCTTCGCCTTCTTACCCTTGCCCTTCTTATTCTTGACACCGTAGGCAAGTGTCGAAGTTCCTTGGTTTGTCGTCGGGATGGCTTCAATAACGCAGTTTGCCCACGGACGGTCGGGGAAATAAATATACCAGTCCATCAAAACGGACGTTTTTTTGTCCCTCAAACCTTCGATGTAGTCAGGATAATATATCTCGCTGTCCGTTACCGCGCCACCGTCTTTGCTAAGGTTCTTGTCCGAAGTGCGCGTCATTGCCACAACCATGATACCGCGGTCTAACAACTTTTGCATGTCGGGGCGTGGTTTCGTCGTTCCCTCGGCTGTAACATCGCTCATCACTTGGTTCTGCTCATACTCGGTCAGCATGGCAGTCGTATCTGTTAGGTTCACGATGTAGTTGTTGAATGCTTGGATGAAGTCATAGTAGGTGTTCCAGCGTACCACCTCATACAAGTAGAGGTCGGCATCTGTACCGTCGAAGTGTATCATGTCCGCAATGTTGGGGAAGCCGCTGACGGTGCTGATGGGAACACACGCTGCAGCATCACCGTTCTGGAACACCTTACACAGCATCACACCGCTATAGGGTGCTCTGGCTTGTGGCTCTATAACGATGTCTATGCGATATACGGTGTCGTCAAGGTAGGAGGTGGCGGCGGTTGTCTGAACGTCTTTCAGGGCTTCATCGCTGTCTCCGGCGGTGGTCACGATGAATTTCTCTCCGGTAAGCACAAAACCCAATCGCTCGCCCATACACCACATAATCTTTGCATTACGTTTGGCAATGTTCTTAACCTTGAATGTAAAGCTTAGTGCCATACCGTTGGTTGGTATGTCCTTGCTTGCCAATGGTGTGTCGCTGCATGTTGCCGTCACGTTCTCGGCTACACGTAGTGCCATTCTGCCGTCTGCTTTTTCTGTACCGAAGTTGTCTGCGACAAAACCGTTGCTCGACCAGTTGCTGCCGTTTACCTTCACTTCCACCATGCTGCCATCTGAGCAGGTGGCTTTGATACTCTTGTCGATGTCGTCGTTACTTCTGCCGGCAAAGTTCAATTTGTAGTATGCGCCTTCGGTCTCGCTGATGGCAAGCATACTGCCGTCAATAACAACTTTTAGTTGCTCCGCCAGATGTACCTCGCCACACGTTGCGTCGAAGATCAATGTGTCGCCGTCGTTATAGCCCACAATGCGTTTCTCTATCGAGTAGTAACTGCTGCGGTTCATAACCTTGTTGGCAATCGTTTCTGTCTCGTCAGTGGTCTCGTTCTTCACCTTCACCTCTACATTCGGGTTGGCGTTGTCTCGCTGATAACAGGCTATGTCAAAGCTGACGGTCTTGAAGAGTTTTGTCTTGCCGTCGCTGTCGTCATACCATCGTGCCACAATGATGGGCTTCGTGTAGTCGCTCACGCTCTCACGCTGCTCTATCACCATGACTGCGGTATGCAGCGTGTTACCTTGCAGTCCTGATGCTACGTCTTGTCCTTGTATGCGAAGAGGATATGCGCCGTGTCCCATGCCTTGTGGGTCGATGGTCACATTATGGGTATAGGTGTCCTTAACCAATACACTCTCCAGCGTCTCCCAAACACCGTTGCGGTATATCTCTATCTTCGTCTGGATACCCTTGTCTGAGGCATTGTTTGGGAAACGATACATAGGGATGCTTACCTTCTGACCGCCAACCTGCAATGTGGTGCTCTTCGTATAGCTCAGTGTCTGGCTGCTCTCTACGGTCACATCAACGGCAATCATTTCCACGTTTCTCGTGGCTGTCTTGCCGGTGGCATCGGTGGCTACGGCTTGCAGCTCTACGCTGCCAGCACTGGCCGCAATGGTGCTTAGGTCAAACTCAAAGGTGTACGACTTTAACGACGAACTGCTTGCTTGATTGGGCTTGAATGAGGCTACAGTGGTCTTGGTCGTGCGATTGATAAACACCACACTCTGTATCTTGTTGTCCTGCGATGATCCATCGGATAGCTGGGTCACACTGCGGATGGCGGCTTTCAGTATGGCTGTGCCTCCTGCACGGACATAGAAGGGGTCGTTTTCAAAGTTGATGGCAAGTGTAGTTCCACCGCCACCTCCAGTACCGGTGCCCACACTGAACTGGGCTTCAGACAGGGTGTCGCCAGCCTTGTTTTTTAGCTTCAGTGATACGCTGCCTTCTTCCTCTGTAGCCTCTATCTCCGTAGGTACGACCTTATACGCTCCTCCTGTAGAGAAAGCGTCTTTGCCATTGTCTTCCATCGTGTCGTTCGCCACAAGTTTGCTGCCGCCGCCGAAGTCCTGCCAAAGCCCGGCCTCGTAGAAGTCCGCAATGGAGTCGCCCTGATACTGTTTGGTCTCTACCTTATTGGCTTCCGTCGTGTAGCTTATCACCAAACCGCGCTTCTGATAGTTCACACTTGTTGTCTCTTGATAGGTTTTCAGAGCAGCAAGTGCGGTGCCAAGGGTGTAGAAGCCTGTAGGTAGAGGGGCTATGATGTCAATGTCTATCATCGACTCTGAACCCTGCACCATCGAACCGAAGTCTTTCCAGTTCTCTGTGTCGTACCAGTTATTATCATCCGTATTGGCTCCGATATACTGGTAAGTCTTCCAAGTGCCTTTCTTCAATGCGAAGGTTATCATCAAGCCTACTGCAGCCTTGCCATTTTCCTTCGCTGCGTGAACAGCTGAATTGGCCGTATCGTCGGTATCACACAACACATAGTAGTGTCCTCCCTGCTCCACCGTCGGGTTGTAAATGCTGGCAGAGCTGCCGCTGCCGCCAATCCTCTGCATCTTCTTGTCAACGATACGGAACAACTCGTCTGCACAACAATAGATATGGTCCGCACGTCCTACGCTGTCGGTGTTATACATTTCTTCCGGATAACCGTATGTCTCTGTACTAACACCTCCGAACTTACGGAAGCACCACTCTCCTTCGTAGTCCAAACTTGGAGCATACCACAAACCACGACTCGGTGCCTTGCCGGTACCGTCCCACACTCCATCAAAGCGAAGAATGTTTATACCCTCAATGCGTATGTTCGCTGTCTGGAGTGTGCTATTTAGCTCGGCTCCCTCGTCACCGGGATATGCAGTGCCACTGGTATGGCCCAATGCCAAGTCCGAACCTATTGCAACAAGCGTGCTGCCTCCCCAACGATAAGTCTTGTTGGCTGTAACGTCTATGTAAATCTTGCCGCTGTGTGGCACACGGCCTTTCATAGTGCCCTCACCGTAAAGGTCACCGTCTATCCAGTTGTTGTAGTAAGTGATGGTCGGGCGCAAGTCACCTTCCGTTTTCGATGGCTGCGTGTATTTCAGCACAAAAGCACCAGCGTCTCTGCTGAAAACAACGCTACAGTTCTCGTCCGTTGAGTACTTGTTTAACGACATCATCTGCGAAGTAATGTCATTGAAGCTGCCGTTGAACTCAAGCACATCGTCCACATAGTCGGGAAGATACTGCGAAGGTATCTGGTTCTGTTCGTCCAACGGCGCAAGTCCGTTGGGCTGTCCTTTGGTGTTCTTGAATGATGTGAGGTCTTTCTGTACACCGCTGATGCTGCTCGCAAGTTCAGTCTTGTTGTCGCTTACAGTCTTCTTCAGTGTGTTGATGTCGCTCTGAGCTGTGCCCATCTTTGTGTTGAGGGTGTTGATGCTCTCGCCTTGCGTGGTCTGTGTAGAACGTAGGCTGCGCACGTCTTCCTTGTTCTGGTTAACGTCCACCTTCACGGCTTCGAGGTCGGCTGTCATTCCCTCCACGGCTTCCATGTACTCGGTGCTATCAACCGTAGGATTACCCTTCAGCAGCGGATTACCGTTGCTGTCAACTTGCGCTACCCATGTACCACCGTCAGCTACATAGAGCTGGCCAAGATGATCTGACGCTGCACTGCCTTCTACGGTCACCAACGCCCACCATCCTTCATGAGGATTAGGGTAAGCCTCGCGTAGCTGTGCCGCCGTTTTGAACAGGCCTTTGTTCGGGCCTTTTATGTTCTTGGCTTCAAGCCAGCCGTCAACGGTCAGATTGTGGCCGACCTTTGCCGAACCGCGTATGGTGGCCTTGCCGCCGATGTTAACGTCACGACTAACCGCAACGTCACCATCTATCTGTTTTGTTGGTATTGAACTCATTATTCAAAAATGCTTTTTGCCAAGGTGTTCATTGCGGCAGCTTGCTCGCTCGCACCATAGGCGGTTAATACTAATGCAGCCGTAGTATAGACCACGGCTGTGTAACAACGCTCGCTGATGTCTATGCCGTCCTCCTCGTCTATGCTCGGATAAGGAATGTATGAGGCACGTTTCACGTAGGCTTCTTCACTGTTGCAACTGTAGAACTCCAACACCTTGCCCTCGGCACGGTTCACTACGGCACACACCGGCTTCTGGACATTGCCACGAATACCCTTGTATCTTGACGATTGCAGGTCATACAATGGGTCGTCTGCTGATATGGCCATATAGCAGGTGCGTTCCCAGTCGCTCATGCGAAAGGCAACAAGACGCATGAAATCATCGGGCAGCAGAGTCCAACCGCTTCCGTTCTCCTCCCAGTAGATGGCATCACCAAATACGTGACCTTCTTCCAAGTAGTGAACGGGAGCGGACGACTCTACACGCCGAACGGCTTCCACTATCTTTGAGCGGATGATGTCATTCAACGATAAGGTGTCAATGTCCTCATCGCTGATGAGCTGCTCGCTTGTCTTGTTCTCGTCAATGGCAATGCGTACGTCACGCTCCACGACTTCGATTTTGTACACCATACCGTCGCTGTGATTACTCGGTTATAAAAATGATTTTAACGCCGTTTGCCTCACCAATGGCTACGATGTCAGCACGGTTCTTCATCGTACCACTCTTCACGCCAAAGGTCTTCGTGAGATAGTCCTTGGCTTCCTGATTGGTACTGAACTCAACTTCTGTAAGGCCGTCTTCGTTGTCGTTCTCGCTAAGCTCGGCTGCATCTTCCTCTGTAGATGTAACCTCGTCTTCGATAGGTTCAATGTCAACTTCGGTAGCAGGTGTGTCCGCACTTGCAGACTCGGCCTCATCAGCATCTACTGCATTGGTTTCCTCAGTCGGCTCGTCCGCTATGTCTTGGGGTTCTTCAACCTTGGCAGCTGTTGCCACCACTGGCTTTACCTCTGCCGGGGATGGTGCTTGCTGCGTGCTTGGTTTGGCAGGATTACGCTCAATGCGTACCTCCTCGTCAAGTTCAATGGTGTCCACCACCGTAATGCGTCCGCGCTTAAACTCACTACTGTTTTCAATAGCGTGCTGCACAAGGAAGTCGCTTGTCGTGTACTTCGCAGGGTTTTGTCCGATGGCGGTCATTGAGCCGTCCGTGAACAATACTTTGAGCGTAGCTCTGCCTATTTTGATGATAGATTGATATTCCATCATGCCGTGCACTCCGTAGGTTATTCTCTTCTTTTTCATTGTCATTGAATGATGATAATAATAAAGGCGGACGGCATTGCTACCTATCCGCCTCTATTTGGTTGATGATTGGTTTAATTAAAACTTCTGATTACTCGGTTGCCATAACCTCACCTGCATACTCAATCCATGCCTCGCTCTTATACTGCCACATCTGACCGCTAACGGCCTCGGCATTGATGCCCGGACAATCCTGCAACAGGTAGTACACGCCTCCCTCAACTGGTGATGTAGGTGCCTCCGCGCTGTCCCACAGATGGATCTGCACAGCTGTGCTGTTCTCGCTGTCACCCTCACCGTTAATCCAGATATGGCACGAGCCTTTGAGTGCAAGTGCATCCCACACAAGGATTGCCTCGCGTGTTGCCTCCTCGCCCTCAACACGGTCTTTCGACGAGTGCTCTGCCGAATACTGGTAGTGCACAAGACGGTCAGGCGCAACGATAAATGCAGAATTGCTCCACTTCAAACGGTCAAGGGTTGGATCGTGCTTGAACTCGATGTCACCAAACACGGTGTGGAAATTGGTCACTACCCAGCCTACAGGGTTGGTCTTGGTAGTAATTTGAATTTCAGGGTGCTTCGAGTAGTCGATGCACTGGATATTCTCCAAGAAGTTCTTGCCAGCAAGGGCAATAACACTCTTGGGTACGTCCTCGCCTGTAAAGACCATCTTCGCCAAAGCAATGATTTCCTCAATTGTCCACTTGCCAGTGTGATTGAGTTCCTTCTTCACTTGGTAGCGCACACCTTCGGTGAAGTAGATGGTCTGTGCACCGACCTCGGGGGTCTGAACAGTCATCTTGCCTTTACGACCTGCATAGAGAGTACGGTTGCCGCGCACCTTGAAGTTGGTAATGGCGGCTTCTGCAATCACGGCCTTGCCGAACGGAATTTTCTTCTTCTGCGCTTCGTAGTAGTCAGATACAATCTGGTTCATGCCGCGCTTCTGAAGATAAACCATCTGTGCTTGTGGCACGATGAGGTCGGGGTCAACTTTCTTCTGTGTCTCGTAGAGAGCATTGGAAAGAATGATGAGTGTTGAACCGGCTGGAATTTCCGGAGTGGTACAGCTCTCATCGGTCGTGTTTGCCTTCGGACCGTTTACGGCTCTCACAATCGGGTTGTTCGTGGTTGGGTCTTGTCCGGTCACAAACAACATGAGGTCTTTGCCCGGAGTCTTTGTCTTGCCGTCTGCGGCATATCCGTCCACACCTTTTACAAGCAGGGTGCCGTAAGGTCTTGGGATTTCCGCATCGTTGGCGAGCAACGGAAGCACGAACTGCTTGGCTGTTCCTGCCGTCACCTTGGTTGTCGAGGTCACGCTGGAACGTGGCTCGTCAATCATGTAGTGTTCCACTTCGGGTGAGTTCACCTTTACCTTACGCGCATTCAGCATGAGCTGCATAAGCGGTGTGTCGTCACTCTTGAACTTGTAGAGTTCTTGGTCGAGGTCACTCTGAATGAGGTTGCCCGGACCGACTCCGCCAGACGCTCCTGCCACTCCGCTGACGGTAGTGGGTGCTCCCGGCACTTGAGTCTGCACACCGGCTGTTCCGGGCGCAGGGGTGGTGGTTGTAGTGCCACCTACTGGTACGTTTTCTCCGTCCATGTCTTAAAATTTAATTTGTGAATAATGTTATTTGCTATCGGTCTGTGCGAGATTGCCGGGGGCTATACCGCCTGTCGCGCTCGCGAGATTGCTTACTGATGCCATTGCGCCCGGCACTTGGGTTCTCAACCCTGCACTCCCGGTCGTTGGCTTTACTTTCTTGCCCTCTGGAGGAAACTTTACGACTTCTCCTTTCATGGCTACATGGCTTCGTTGGCAATATCAAAGATGCTTTGTGATTTCTGTTTGCCGGGCGCACCGCCATTCTTGCCGTTCAGTGGTGCAGTGCCGTCGCCTTTGTCTCGCTTGCGCAAGCCTTCCACAATCTTGTCGTTACGTCCGGCGACACGTCCCTCTTCACTTGCTGAAGCTACATCACTGTCATGGTTGATGGCATTCACGAACATTGCAAGAGTCTCTTTCGAGAACTTGCCCATTACACCGTCACGAACCACGGTCAAAACGGCATCAACTACAGCGTCAATCTGTTCGTCGCTCATGCCACGCTCTTCTTGGAACTGACGAAGGGTTTCAAGACTTGCGTCCATGTTCTTCTCATATTCCTCGTCAAGCTGTCTTGACTTGGCTACACGCTCCACATAGTCCTTGTTGGCCTCGGCTATCTTCTCCTGCATGTCGGGGTCGTCAAGGACATCTTTGATTTCAACACCAAAGCTCTTGACAAGACCTAACACCGGGTCGTTGCCATTGTGCATGTCAGCAAGAAACTGTGCACTCCTTGGGTCAGCGGCAAACATGTCGGACATGGCCTTTTCCCTGTCCTTGTAGCCGCTAAGGTCCTGCTCGTATTGGTCGTAATCGTCGGAAATCTGACCGTAAATCTCTTCATCATCCTCGAACTTCTTGTCGGGATATTTCTTTCGCAGCCGTTCCAACTGTTGGTCGCGTCTGCTCTTAACTCCGTTGTTATCAGCCATTATCTTCAAAATCTTTAGAATGTGTCATATTCATTTGCAAAAATACCTATATAAGATGTGGACTGACTTTTAACTTTTGTGACCTCGTTTCTGTAACTTTGAAGAAACAATCGGGCACTTTTATGAAATACTTTGGCAGCATTCTTGAATTTACACGCGAACGTAATAACGACCTCATGAGGGCATATCGGGAGAAACTCGCAGAGGCATCCATCATCGTGATGCCGGTTATCTTCGAACTTGTCGCTCAGTCTCCGGCTTCTCGCTTTTGGGTGAGCGAGGAGAGGGCTGCTATTGTCATTTCAGCAATGGCAGCTGGAAAACCGATGCCAAGGATGAGGAGCAACAAGCGTGAAATGTTTGAGGAGATTTACCGAAGGTTCGTTATACTACGTGAGAAACAGCCCGACAAATCGGTGTACGAACTTGTGACGAAAATAGTAAATCAACCTGCACCGAAATTCTATCTCACGCCTCGTACAGTGGGCGAATTTATTTACCGAATAAAGAATGGATGGTATGACAACCAATATGATAGATACAGAGATTGCACGCTTACTCGCTGAAAACGACCGGCGAAATGAGGTGATGTTTGCTCACTTCGACCCGGTCACTGGTGAAGGGTCTATAGGGGAACGTGTGCGAGTTTGTATCTCTGACTTTGCCATACCCGTCCAATGGCTCCCTGTAGAGATGATGAAAATACAAATGGTGAAGAAACTTGTCAAGGCTGGGTCTATCGACAAGTTTCTTTCGTCTGTTCTCCATGTTGAGCCAAACGATGATGATTACATCAAGGTCTCGCGTAAGCTCATAAGGCTACGCTTCAAACACGACTTTCCTTTCTGGGCGGCTACGCTCGTCTATATCCACAACAAGAAGGCTGGTAAGGACGTGTTGTTCCGGCTTTACTATCCGCAGCGTATTTTGGTGTCTCGTTTTGAGGCGAAGAGAAAAGCTCGTCTCCCTATACGACTAATATTGTTGAAGGCTCGCCAGTGGGGTGGTTCTACTACAACACAGCTCTACATGGCATGGCTTCAGTTCAACCATCGAAAGGGACTAAATTCACTTATCATTGCACATCAAGGGGCGGCTTCTGACGAAATCAAGGATATGTTCGACCTCATGACTGACAGATACCCGGTAGAGTTCCTACACAAACTGGGTGAGGCATATTCCGAGAACGAGCCGAAGTTGGTTGGTGTAGGTAAGTCTGGCTCCACTCATCGCGTACCACAACGCAATTGCAAGATTAAGGTTGGCACTGCTGAGCGTCCTAATGGATGCCGTGGCGGTGCCTATTCTCTTGTGCATTTGTCAGAGGTCGGCTTGTGGCAAAAGACAGAAGGTAAGTCACCGCAGGACATCGTGCGTTCGGCATGTTCCGGTATTCTTTTGGAACCATTCACGATGATCGTAATGGAGAGTACACCGAATGGAACAGGAAACTTCTTCCACACAGAATATACGGCTGCTGCAGATCCTACAATCAAATCACAATATGAAGCTCTTTTTATATCGTGGTTTCAGATTGAGCAGTATTCCAAACAGTTCGCCTCGGCTGACGAAATGCGTGAATTTGCACAATGGCTGTATGAGAATAGAGAGAATGCCTATGTGCCGTCAAATCGTGAGGAGTCCGGACGCTACCTTTGGTCGTTATGGGAGAAAGGGGCTACACTGGAGGCTATCAACTGGTACATAGAGGAGCGTGCAGGTAAGGACGACTTTGCTGTAATGGCTTCCGAGTTCCCTTCTGATGATGTGGAGGCTTTCGTTCATTCTGGTTCTATGGTGTTCGACAAATACCGTGTCAAGAAGTTCGAGCGGTTCTGCAAGCAGCCTCAGTATATCGGTGAGGTATATGCTGATGGAGACGAAGGAGAGGATGCACTTTCCAATCTCCGTTTCCGTGCAGACAGGCAAGGATTGCTTTCTATATGGGCAATGCCGGAAACATTCGAAGGCTACGAAGTTGTCAACCGTTATCTTACCGTTGTCGATGTGGGTGGACGTTCCAATAAAGCTGACTGGTCTGTTATCGTGGTATTTGACAGGCTTAGTATGATTGATGGTAGCGAGCCGCCGTCTGTGGTGGCTCAGTGGTACGGACATTGCGACATAGACCAACTCGCTTGGCGTGCAGCACAGATAGCGGCGTTCTACGACAATTCTCTTCTGGTTATTGAGTCTAACACGTTGGAGACTCACGACAAGGAGCGTCAGGTGGAAGGTGGCGACCAGTCGCAATATATACTCAATCAGATTTCAGACATCTACCCGAACTTGTATGCACGCAAGCAGTCGGAGGATGAAATAAGGGAGGGCGCACCGCGTAAATATGGCTTCCATACCAATGTGTCAACAAAGCCGATGATTATCTCTACCCTCATCAAGGTGGTACGCGACCGACTCTATATCGAGCGCGACAAACGCTGTCTGGATGAATACAACACCTATGAGCGAAAACAGAACGGTGCGTATGGTGCTATTACTGGCAAACATGACGACTTGCTTATGACACGTGCAATAGGTCTGCATATCTGCTTCCGGGAAATGGATATGCCTGAATGGGTTCCTATTGTTAACCGTACACTTAGAAAAGACAGAAGCCCCGTTTCCGAGGCTTCCATCTGATAGTTTTATTAAGACGCTTGTAGCATCTGCTGTGCCTGTTGCATGGCAGATGCGTTTGCGTTTTGCTGAACCTGCTGCGCAAGTTCCGGAGAAATGCCGTCCGGCACCTTGCCTTGTTCCAGCTGTTCCCTTTGTGACTTGATGCTCTGCAGCAACTCGTCGGCAAATGGAAAGTCGCCGTGTTCCAACAGCTGCTCCACGCTGATAGCGTTCTTTTCCCACAACTGCATAAGCATGTCGTTGGTTAGAGCGCGGTATGCTGGGGTTGCTGTGCTCTCCACAATCGAAAGGTCAAAATCTACGTCGCGTATCTTCTTCGGGTCGTACTCCACAATGGTAGAGTTCTTTCCTGCAATGTTGAATACACGTGGCGTGTCGTAAAACTGCTGAATATTCTTCACGTCCTTATACGCACCTTCTTTTACGAAAGAAGAGAACGTGTCGAGCAAGTCAAGCAGAGACGTTGAGGCGTTCTGTGCCTGTTGATTGTACAGACTGGCCGACATACCCGAATAACCGGGCTTGCCTTGCAATGCGCCGTTAACGCCGGATATGTCTTCGAAGAACTTCAACTGCATGTTCAGCAACTCTGAGATACCTATCTGTGTGCAGTTGTTGGCTATCTGCTGAGGCAATGGCGTTCCGGCCTTCGGTGTCCTGATCATGATGATGCCGTTGAAGCGTGCCCATTCGTCGGCAACGTCGTCCATTGACATTCCCTTCGGTAAGCAGTCTTCTGGGAACAACAGCACACCTTTTGCCGAAGCTCGCATAATCCAGTCGTACATCGTAATCAAACGGTTTGTGTATCGCTGCTGGTCGATTACATTGCTGACAAAGCTATGTATCTCACCGTCGATGAACGGATATGCTTTGAACACATACGGATGGCTCTTGTGCTCGTATGGGGTTTCGCCTTCTTCCAGAATGTCACCAAACGGAGTGAGCATGTAATAATACCAGTAGCTATCCATAAACCACTCCCAACGGATAAGCGGCACATCGCTCTCGTCCATACCAAGCTCACGGGCCTCTTGTAAACGCTTGTTGTTTTCGTCTGTTACAAGGGCTTGGAAATCCTCAATGTCTATCTTGAACACATCGCCGTTGTTTACGTCATGGCAGCGGACACGTGGTTTGCTTTCTTTCCTCCACACTTCTATTACACGACACCTCGATGTGTCGTATGGCACAAGGAAGTCATAATAACCTTGTAGAGGATAGCCGAAGTTGTCAAAAGTAGCACTGAGATATGATTTGTCTTTGGCAAACTTGTATATCTCGGCCAGACGGTTGTAATCGTTCCCATCCTTAGCAAAGCGTCCGCACAGTTCCTCAAACGATATGTCATGCACCTCGCCCACACAACTGCAATCCCAACCTCGGAAATCCTTCATGTTGTTATCGATGAAGAAGTTGTTGGGCTGTACATAGTCAGTCCAACAGTCCAGCTTGTTTTCTCGCCAGCCATACCACTTACGCTGCACGACAAAGCCCGATATAAGGAACTCCTCCATACATCGTGCGTTTATTTCTGTCATGCGGTTCAGCTGCATGTTGCATTGCAACACGGTACTCATCGTCTCGCCATATCGCTGCTCGTCGCGGTCTCGTGCCGTACAAGTGGGTTCCTTGGCTTGACTGCGGTATATACCAAGTACAGCTTGTACCATACGACGAATGAGGTTGTTCTTCAAGGGTACATTACCTTGCTTCTTGATGAGTTCCTCTTCGCGTATTTTTCGACCATTCACACAAACGTAGTCATCCCACTGCCGTCCGTAGGTGTAGTTTTTGTTACGTTCACGGTCTCTGCGAAACGTATCCATAGCAAGCCAATACTGCTGGGCTTGCCACAATACCTCAAATGCACGGTTACCGCCCAACGTGTGCTTGGCTGTAGCTACGCTGTCCATTCCTTCATGAGGCATGACAGCACTCGCCTTATGTAATTTTCTTCTTGCCATATTTTTATAATTTGGGAGGTGTGTCGTAATGCACGATGCACCTCTTTTTTTGTTCATCACTATACAAAT